GGAGGTGACCTCGGAGGGCGCATCGCCGACCGCGGTGTGGTAGGTCACCCCGCCGAGCACGAGGTCGCGGTCGTGACTGGTGAACCCGAGGACCGTGCCGTCACGCCGGGTGAGCTTGTAGATCGTCGCGACGCTCGTCGTCTCGCCGGCGATGTGCGACTCGAAGGCGCCGGAGACGGTCTTCATTCGCGCAGCTCGATCAGCTCGATCGAGTCCCAGGACATGACGAGCCGCCCGCCCGCGGCGTTGCGCACCGAGGCCTGCATCGCGTCGGTGTCCAGGCGCACCGGCACGTCGAACTCGCCCGCCCAGGTGAGCGGCTCGCCGTCCTGCGGGTAGGCGAAGCCGCTGCCGCCCGAGGTCCAGGCGAGGCCGGTCGTGTTCGTCGATAGCGTGTAGACGTTGGTCGCGATGTTGGTGATGACGTGCGCGATGCCGTTCAGCGCCGCGCCGATCGTCCCCCCGAGGCCCGACAGATACAGCCGCTCGCCGATCGACAGGCCGGTGAGGGCCGCGGTCAGCGTCACGCTGGTCGTCGCGCCGGGCGTGACCGCCGTCACCGTGTCGGAGTCGTCGGCGACGAAGGTGACGATCCCGGTCGTGTAGTCGATCGCGATCTGTCCGGCGCCGGCGCCGACGGTGACCGGGGCGGCGTTGCGATAGACCGTCACCGTGCCGCTCGTCGGCTTCTTGGTCGGCCGGTCGCTATTGGTCGACGCGGCGGTGTAGCGCTTGTAGAGCTGGTAGGTCGGATAGCCGGTGCCGGTCGCCCCGGTGCCCAGGCGCCCGTTCGCCGTGGTGACGAGGTAGTCGGTCCAGTCGCGGAAGCGGCATCCGTTCGCGCGGCCCTTCAGGATGCGGAAGGCGGCGCCCACCGCGTCGAGCTCGGCCTGCGGGCGGTTCACGAGCGCGATCGAGTAGCGCTGGCGCGGCTCCGCCCAGACGATGTTGCGCTGCTCGGCGCCGCTGTCGAGCTCCACCACCTCGGTGAGCCACGACGGCCCGCCGACCGCGCCGGGGGCGAGGTTGTCGAAGAAGCGGGTCTCGAAGAACATCGGTCAGCCGTTGCGGCGGGTGGCGCGCGCGGCCGCGCGGCCGACGTCGCCCGCGACCTGGAGCTGCGAGCGGCGGTCCTGCGGGACCGGCGAATTGAAGTTGACGACGAGGTTCACGCCGCCGCCCTGGCCGGGCGGGGCGACGGTGACCTGCTCGCCCGGGGTGGCGCGGAAGGCGACGATCTTCGAGTCCGGCCCGCCCGATCCGCCGACGGTGAAGCTGCCGCCGTGCTGGAAGCCGAAGAGCCCGCCGATGCCGCTGAAGATCGACGAGAAGAGATCCCCGCCGGCGGCGCCGGCGCCGAAGCCCTTCAGGAGCTTGTCGAACTGCTCGAAGAGCGGCTTCGTGACGAGCTCGCGCGCCAGCATCCGCAGCAGGTCCTGCTCGATCCCGCGCAGCACGTCGGAGAACTTCTCGCCCTTGATCACCGCGTCTTCGAACGCGCTCGAGAAGGTGAGCCCGAGGTCGCGCGCGATGTCGTTCGTCTTCTCGGTCTGCTCGCCGAGGATGTTCATCTGCGCGAGCAGCTTCGCCGCCTCGGACTCGAGCGCGATCTGGCCCTCCTCCGGGGTGAGCTTCTCGCGGTTCACGAGCTCGGCGATTTCGGCGATCTTGCGGCGGTACTCCTCGGTCGGGTCGATCAGTGCCCGCCAGCGCGCCGCGGCGGCCTCGAGGCGCTCGTTCTCGCGCTCGATCGCCTGCTGCTGGGCGGCGGCCGCGCGCTCGGCGGCCTCGGTCGCCTCCTTCTGCACCTGCATGTTCTCGCGCGTGAGGTCCACCTGGGCGGCGAGCGCGATCAGCGCGTCGCGCTGCGCCGGGGTGACGCGCGCGTAGCGCTCGGTCTGCAGGTCGGCGAGGAGCTGCTCGACGACGGTGAGCTGCTGGGTGCGCTGCAGCTCCTGCTCGAGCTGGGCGCGGCGCTGCTCGAACATGTCGGCCAGCTTGCGCTCGGCGGCCGCCGCGCCCCCGCCGCTGCTGATGCCGGTCGCCTCACCCGCGCGCCGTCGCGCCGCCGCCGGCTTGTTGTCAGTGCCGAACACCCGGCCCGGGGTCTCGATGTCGACCAGCGCCTGGAGCTGCGCCCGCTCCGCGCGCAGGCGCTTGACGAGCGCCTCCTGCTGCGCGATCGCGCCGGCGAAGGCGCTCGGGCGGGCGGCGGCGGCCTGCGCCTGCAGGTTCGCGAGCACCCGCTCGGCGCCCTCGAGCTGCGTCACCACGCGGCCGAGGTCGTTCGCCGCCTTCGAGCCGAAGGACTCCGACATCGAGGAGATGAGGCCTTGCCACACGCCGTGGAGGACGCCGCCCTGCTTCGCCGCCTCGATCATCGCGTCGGCGACGCGGTTCAACTGCTCGACGAGCTCGTTGCCGATCGCGATCTTGAGCGAGTCGACCGCGAGCGACAGCCGCTTGAGGTTCTTCTCGAACTTGTCCGCCGCGGCGGCCTGCTCCTCGGTGACGCGCGCACCGCGCAGGCCTTCCTCGGCGAGGTCGCGGAAGAAGGGGATCTGCTCGGCGGCCGCCTTGCCGGCGAGGACCTGCGCCCGGGCGATCGCGTTGACCTGGTTCTCGGCGGTGGCGACCGCGCGCGCGAACTGCAGGAAGGTCTCGTCGAAGGCCTGGCGCTGGAGCTGCTCCTGCGAGATCCCCAGCTCCTCGAAGGTCTTGAGGAGCTCCTTGTTCCCGCCCGCGGCGAGCGCCACGTTCTTCGCGAACTTCGAGGCGAGCCCGGCGACGTCGTCGAGCGAGTGCCCGCCGATAGTCGCGACCTGGCCGAGCTGGTCGAGCAGCTCGACGGTGAGGCCGGTCTTCTCCGACAGGTCGTCAAGCGCGGCGATCGCCGAGACCGAGTCGCGCGCGAAGGCGGCCAGGCCGCCGATCGTGAGCCCGACCCCGAGCACGCCGGCGAGCCGGTGCGCGGCCGCCTCCATGTTGTCGAAGGCCTGCTTGTAGGCGCGCTCGGTCTGCTTCGCGTGGCGCTCGACCGACGTGCCGACCTTGCGCAGCTCGGTCTCGAACTTCGCGAGCCGCGCGTTCAGGTCGATCGTGAGCGATTCAAACGCCATCTAGGCCCGCCCCTGCTGGTTGAGCCGCCCGCGCTCCTCGTCCCTGCGGCGCTGCCGCTCGGCGAACCAGTCGCGCATCGCGACCAGGCCGGCGAGCAGCCACTCCGGGTCGCGCACCCCGAGCAGCTCGCACGCCTGCGGGAAAGCCGCCCAGTCGAGCCCGCCCATGAGGTGCCAGGCGTCGCGGACGATGCGCGCCTCGGGCGGCAGGGTGGGCAGTGCGGTCGGCAGTCCCTCGGCGCGCTCGGCTTCCACCTCGTCCTGCGCGCGGAGGAACCCGGTCAGTTTCCCCGGAGTTTCTCCAGCTCACGCTCGTGCTCCTGGACGCTGTCCCAGATCGCCTGGGCGAGCGGCGCCCAGAGCTTCGGCCGGTCCTCGATGAACGCGGCGAAGAGCTCCGCGCCGAACGCCGGGGCGTCCTCGCTCCCGCCCGGCACCAGGTCCGATTCCTTGATCCCCCGCCAGCCGACGACGTGCGCCTTGACGAGCTCGACCATGCCGAGGACCTTGTCCTTCGGCCGGCGGGCGCGCAGCTCCGCGAGGTCGTACTCGGTCGGGCGCTGGATCTCGAAGCCGTAGCCCCCGGCCTCGACCCAGCGCCGCCGCGCGGCGAGGATCTTCGCCAACAGGTCCGCCATCGGTCAGCTCGCGTAGTGCACGAGCCGCGGCGAGCTCTGGGTGATCGTGAAGCTGCCGGTGACGAGCTGGCCGACGTTGTTGTCCTCGCCCACCGTCGAGGGCGTGCCGCCGAAGTAGCTCAACTTCCCGCTCTTCCTCGTGTAGCGCCACGCGACCGCGGTGCCGGCGCGCCCGTAGCCCTCGACAGCGACCTGCGCGCTGTCGGTCACGTCGCTGAAGACGTTCACCGTGACGTTCGGCTGGTCGGGCAGGCCCGCCTCGAAGCGCTTGGTGCGGTCGATGAGGCGGGTCTTCTCGAGCTGGTCGGCCGAGCCGGCGCCGAAGTTGACCTGCGTCGCCTCGGCGACGGTCAGCCAGGTGAGGATTTCCCTCGCCGTCCCCGAGGTGAAGGTCCCGAAGTTGGTCGAGTCGATGCCCTCGAGCTCGAAGGTGTTCGCGGCGACGTTCGCCACCCGCACCACCAGGCCGTCGAGCTCGGTCATGCCCTCGATCGCGAGCACGACGACGTCGCCGTTCGAGTAGCCGTGCGCGGTGCTCGACGCCACGGCCGGGTTCGCTTTCGTGATGGCGCTGATCGTCTTCGCGGTATCGATCGTCGCCTGGACTTCGAGCTTGGAATTGCGTGCAACTTCGGCAGTCATCGCCGTTCTCCTTTCAGGTTTAGAGCCAGACTTCGACCTCGAGGAGCGCTGCTTCCTCGCCCGTCTCCGGGTCGCTGAACCCGTCGCGGCCGACGGGCATGATCTTCTGCGCGACGAGCGCGGCGACCGCCGCGTCGCCGATCGTCTCGGCCTGCAGGCGCGAGGTCGCCCAGCACGACAGGCGCATCAGCGCGCGCGTCGCGGCGAGCGTGTCGTTGAGGGTGAAGCGCGGATCGGTGGCCGCGCGCCGGTAGACGATCGCCGGGAGCGCACGCTCCTGCGGGATCTCGTCGGGAAAGATCCGGTCGCCGACGAGCGCGGTCACCGGCGCGGCGGCGTTGAGGGTGGCGACCACGAGCTCCTCGGGGCTCATCACTTCCTCCTGTTCGCCTTCGCGATGCGCTCGCCGATGCGGCGCTCGAAGATCGCGAGCGTCTGCGCCTGGGCGGCCTGGAACGCGCCCGACAGGTACCGGCGCGGCGCGATGTGCTTGGTGCCGAACTCGAGGAACCACCAGTAAAACGGGTCGAACGGGTTCTGCCGTCCCGCCTTGCCCGTGGCGCGCTTGAACGCGGTGATCGCGCCCTTCGACAGCCGCCGGACGCGCACGTAGACCCCGACCATGCCCTCGCGGCGGGCCTGCTTTGAGTTGAAGACACCGATGTTCCGCCGCACGGTGCCGGGCACGCGGTAGGGGTGCGGGCTCGCGAGCACCGGCGCCCGGGTGCGGGCGCCGGCGACGATCGGCCGCGCCGCATCCCGCAGCGCGCCGCGCACGACGCGCTTGGCGAGGTCGACGGTGAGCTCGTCGATCGCCTGCTCGAGCTGCTTCAGCCCGTCGACGCGGACGGTCACGTCAGCCATTCTTGACCCCGGTGATGCCGACGAGCTCGAGGGCCTCCTCGAGCCCGTGCCCCGACGGCAGGACGTGCTTGATGTCGTAGGCCTCGCCGCGCCACACCAGGCGCCAGGCCGCGGTCACGTCGGTGCGGCGGCGGATGGTGAAGTTGACCGTCTTCTCGGCGTGCACCTGGTCGGCGCGGAAGATCTCGCGCCCGGTGGCGGGCACCGCCTTCGCCCACACGTCGGCCACCGCCGTCCAGGCGACGACCTCCCCGCCCATCGCGTCGCGGCTCGACACCACCGGCCGCTGCAGGGTGACGCGCTCGTTCAACTGGCCGGCGGCGATCACTTGCCCTCCGCCGGGACGATGCGCACCTGGCGAGCGAGGAAGGTGACGGTGACGAGCGCCTGGCTCTGCTGCTCGTAGCGGATGCCGACGTCGCGCACGCCGGGAAGCGCGAGGCCGTCGAGGAGCACCTTCGCGCCGCGCGCGATCTGCACGCCGCCCGCGCTCTCCGGGATCTGGATCTCGATGTCCGGCCAGCTCATACCACCCTCACGATGCGGTAGTCGTCGAGCAGCCGGTCGACGAAGCGCCCCGGCAGCTCGTGCGCCGGGCGGTCGGTGAAGGCCTCGCGGAAGGCGTCGCGCGTGACGACCTGCACGATGATCCATTGCCGGATCATCTCCGGCACGTCGTGCATCTCGGGGCCGTAGCCGGCGACGTAGCGCACGGTGATCGTCTGGGAGTCGTCGTACAGGCTCGGGAAGCTCGTCGAGCGCTTGAAGACGACCCGCCCCGGCGAGCGCACCAGGTCGGCGCGGTAGTTCGCCGGGTCGAGGGTCTGCTGCACGCCGGCGGTGTCGAGGTACTTGACCGAGCTGATGGATACGAGCGGCGACCAGTACAGACGGAAGGCGCGATCGCCCCAGCCGTCCGCGCACGGCCAGGCGTTGAAGGTCTCGTCATAGGTGGCATTGATCAGTTGGCGGCCGGTTTCCTTCTGCGCCAGTTCGATCGCGGCGAGCAGCCACCCGTAGAGGTTCGCGTCCTGCAGGTCGTGGTCGATCCGCGCGTGGCTCTTGAGCTCGCCGAGGGTCACGGCGAGCTTCGCCGGCGGGGTGACGAGCGTCCACTGCGGGGCGGTGCTCACCGCGTGCCTCCGCGGATCGTGATCGAGCGCTCGGCCGGCTGGCCGCCGGTCGGGGTCATCCGGTTGGTGAGGAGGTAGATGCGCCCCTCGACCACGCCGGCGAGGTTGCAGCTCGTGATCGCGCCGGCGATCGCCGCGTCGCTGATCGTCGGGCCGGTGGGCGAGATCGACCAGGTGCTCGAGGCGATCGAGCCGCCCGAGAGGTAGTCGGTCCAGTCCTCGCGGTAGGGCGCGGTCTCGTCGGGGTCCTGGAGCGCGAGGCCGAGGCTCACGGGTTCCTCCTCACTCGTCCACGCGGAAGTTGTTCCGCGGCCCGACGCGGTAACCGAGGCGCGGGCCGACGGCGTAGCGCTTGCCCTGCGGAAGCTGCACGCTCGACAGGTGCGCGGTGATCGCCTGGGCGAGGTCGGTCTCGGTCGCCTGGGCGACCAGGCGGTGCATCGGCGCGAAGGTGATCGGCTGGCCGAGGTCGATCTCGAGCGCGAGGCCGAGGCCCCTGGTCTTGGCGGCGGTGACGGCCTGCGCGACGTCGGACTCCGCGACCTGGCCGAGGGCTTTCGCCTTGCGAGCGCTCAACGGTTGCGCGAGGTCGGCCTCGAGCACCTGGCCGACCTGGTTCGGGATGCTGGCGGTGATCGCCTGGGCGACGTCGGTCTCCGTCACCTGGCCGAGGAGCTTCGCCTTCGCGTGCGCGACCGCCTGGGCGAGGTCGGTCTCGGTCGTCTGGCCGAGCGTCTTGCTCTTCCGCGCGGTGAGCGCCTGCGCGGCGTCGGTCTCGGTCACTTGGCCGACCGCGATGATCTTGTTCCCGCTGACGGTGATCGCCTGGGCGGCGTCGGTCTCGGTCGTCTGGCCGAGGAGCTTCGCCTTCGCGCTGGTGATCGTCTGCGCGGTGTCAGTTTCCGTCGCCTGCCCGAGGAGCTTTCCCTTCGCGTGGGTGACCGCCTGGGCGAGGTCGGTCTCGAGCGCCTGGCCGATCGCCAGCGCCTTGTGGCGGGTGATCGCCTGGGCGGTGTCGGTCTCGGCCGCCTGTGCGACGAGGCGGCGCTGCGGCGCAAGCGCGATCGCCTGGGCGAGGTCGGTCTCGAGCGCCTGGCCGACGGAGATGATCTGGCCGCCCGCCGTGCCGAAGAAGTAGAGGCGGCGGCGGAGGGGGGCGAGGACCTGAAACGGGTTGTCGTGGACCCGTTTGACCAGCGCGTCCCCAAGCTGACCACGAAAAACTAGGACCGCAAAATAGCGATTGCCCTGTAACCCGCTGCCCCCGGAGTGATTCCCCACCCGGACGCGCGGAGACGCTGACCAGTTCCCGGGGTCAACCAGGGCGCCAACTTCGGCGAGTAGAACGCCATTCTTGAAGTAACGAACGCCGTTCGTCTGAGTGCCATTGTGCGCGGCCGTTATTGATGCAATCTCGCCGTTGCTCATGCTGACGGTTTGCGCCGTACCGCCACCACCGGACCACACGCCGCCCCACTTCAAATCGAAGGTGACGCTCGTGTTATTGAACTGGTCGAACCTCCACCCGTAGCCGTTGTCGACGACGCACAAGTTCTCGACGTGAGAACCCGAAACCGACCACTGCGCCAGAATGTATACTGTCTTAGGCGCGTCGTT